CTTGGTGGCCGCAAAGCAGATGGGCATATCTGCGGTGGGCATCGAACGCGAAGAGAAGTATTGCGAGATGGCGGCCCTCCGTCTGGCCCAGGGAGTGTTGTTTGAGGCATGAAAGACTTCATTCGATTCACCGATGATCGTGGCGCGGACGTCACGTTGAGAGCATCAGCGATCATCTCCGTTTTCAAACTTAGCGAGTCATACAAAAAGGAAACCCCCGACCGTTTCGCTGAAGTGACTTACGGACCCCCTGACAGTACGGGCAGGCACGTGTGCTATCTGGTAGACGAAGCAAATTACGCTTCCGTCCTTGAGCAGTTGGGGTGCCAAGAATGAAGCTCGCCGCACTCCTATGCGCCGCCGCTATGGCTCAAACCGGCCCAACCCCTAGCGTCTACTCGGACTTACAGGGCTGGGCCGTCGCACACGTCCGACTTCAACTGGACGATAACGACCAGGAGCTTTTCGACGGTCTGTTGACGGACATAAGCGGCTACGACTGGACGGCAGCGAACCAGAGGACAGTCGAGATCCCTCAGCTACAGCAGTGGGCGACGAGCGAGATAAGGCTCAAACTCAGCGACCAGGACAAAGCGCTCCTCGACGCGCTGCTCGCAGATCTGAGGCGTTTCAAGTGGACAGTGAGGGCATCAGCGGAATGAAACGCCTACACGATCCCACCCGCGCCCCAGCATATGCGGCCCTGGTGCCTCCGATCGCCAAGGTCGCCCGCGAGTTCGGCTACGCCTGCGCGGTCCATGGCTCCATGAGCACCGATCTGGACTTGATTCTCGTGGCTTGGACCGAAGAGGCATCGTCCCCGGGACCCGTGATCGCAGCTATCGCCGCACTGGTCGGAGGTGCAAAGCGAAAGAGCCATGTAGAGCCATACGAAAAGCCGCACGGGCGGCTTTCTTACCAGCTCTGGATCGAGCAAGCGGACATCGACGCATATAACGGGATCGGCCCGCATCTCGACATATCTGTGATCCCGCCCGCGAGAATCGCGCCACGCCGTCGGCCCAAGGAGTCCGCAGAATGACAGCGATCGAAGCCATCGGGCTATTCGTGCTCGGCGCAGTGGTCGGCGCTGCCATCACGATCTGCGTGTTCTACTGGGCGTTCGGCGCAGGGAAGGACGAGGAGGAATGAGGTTCGAACCGCGCATGCGCTGGCCCCACGGTCAGCCGAGAACGGATAAGCCGATCCGGAGCAAGTTTGGCGACCATCTGCTCAGAGAGACCCTCGGGGAGCTGATGGACGAGGTGAAGAAGATCGGTGGCACCGAGATCGTTGTATCGAGCGAACTCCCGATCGGCAAGAGCGGCTGGCCGATCCAGGGCTGGAACAAGGCCGACGACCACGGCGTCGCCGTGTACTGGAAAGGCAAGGACTCGAAGCCCTATTGTCTTGCAATCGACCGGTACGACCACCCAATGGACAACCTGTGGGCGATCGTGAAGTCGCTCGAAGCGATCCGGGCCCTGGCACGGTGGGGCGGCGACCAGCTGATCAACCAGGCGCTGTCGAGCTTCGCAGAACTGCCACCGCCGACGGCCGTGCCGTGGTGGGTGAAAGTGCTGGAGCTGGAACACCTTTGGCCGGACATCACGGACAAAAGTGTGGCCTTTGCGTTCAGACACTCGGCCAAGCGACTGCATCCCGACGCCGGAGGATCGAACGAAGACATGGCGCAGCTGAACGCGGCCTTTGATGCCGCCAAAGAGGAGCTAGGATTTTGACCTGCACGATACATCGCTCGTTGGACGAGCCTGGCTATCTGGTGTGCTGGCGACATCAGAACCTTGAGGATGTGTACATGTTTCACGTCTCGTTAGAGGACGCTATCGACTTCGCCTGCATCACGCTCGAAATGGACGAAATCCAATTCGGCAAGGAGCTGCTGAGAGGCTGATGGCACGGGCGCGCGTCTTCCACTTGCACGACCCGCTGGACCGGTGGGTCCGCGTGACCGTGCTCGCGGAGACGTACGCCGAGCCGCTCTCGTCGCTATGGGAGTTCATCGAATCTTCGCGCATCGAGCTGCGCTGGCGTGGAACAATCGCCTACGTCAACGAGCGACGCTACCAGGACGCGATCGAAGCGCTGCCGCATGAAAAGACGCGCAAACCAAGAAGGGACTCTCGAGTCGCTGCCGAACGGGAAGTACAGGTACCGGGCGACGGTGGACGGCGTGCGCGTCTCCGGCCTCTCGATGCCGACGCCAAGCAAGGCGCTCGCGTCCTTCCGTGAAGCGGTCCGGCTGCACAAGGCCGGCCAGTCCCGCGTCCGCGCGCGCGTTCCGACCGTCGCCGAGTACGTCTTCCGCACGCTCGACGGCCCCTACCGGGAGCGCGTCGCTACCGGCGCCATGTCCGCGTCCACGTGGACGATCTACGAGCAGATCTACCGCCTGAACATCGAACCCGACGTGCTGGGACAGATCCCGATCGACGACGTGCGCCCGTCGGACATCGAGGAGTGGGTCTCCAGCCTGCGAACCCAGCCCAGGACGCTCAAGGACGAGACCGTCGTGCCCGCGCGGCCGATGTCCGCCAACAGCAAGCTCAGATACGTCGGCATGCTCAGCGGCATCTTCGAGCGCGCCCGCAAAGTCGACCGGCTGATCGAACACAACCCGGTGCGCGACGCCGACAAGCCCAAGCAGCGAGAGACTAAGTTCAGGATCCTGAGCGGGGAAGAGATCGCGAGGCTGATCGCCAGAGCGAGGGAGTACGCCGATGAGCGGCTGAAGAGCCATCCACGGCACGAACTGCGCCCGCTGCTCATCGTCCTGCTCGGCCTGCACGGTCTCGGCCCGTCCGAGATGTGCGGGCTGCGGAAAGAGGATTTCGACGGCCAGGGCTTCCACGTATCGCGCCAGTCGAGGCGTGGAAGGGTCATTGAGCGCCTGAAGACCAGGCGAAGAGCGGACTGGGTGGCCGCATCCGAGGAACTGCTCGAGCTGGTCGCCAAGATGCCGGACGGCTACCTGCTGGGAGGGAAGAACGGGCGCCCGATGGGAGAGACCAACCTTCGCCGGCTGTTCTCGGCACTGACGCTCGGAACCGAGTTCCAGGGCATGACGCCGTACGACCTGCGGCACACGTTCGCGATGCTTCTGCTCGAGCGCGGAGTGGATGTCAGGACGGCCGCAGAGCTCATGCGGCACAGCCCAGAAATGCTCGTGAATCGGTACGCGAAGAGCCGCCGAGACCTCAAAGTCCAGGCGCTCGGAAAGCTGAAACTAACCCAGGAACCAACCCAGGATCGCCGGTCCGGCGGCGAAATCGAACCTAAAAGCGGCGATTCCGCGCAGACGTCCTAAGGAGGGCGTCGGGGGTTCGATTCCCTCCGAGGCCGCCAAGAATTGAACCTAAGTGGAATGGGTTCAAGGCTGAAATGATCCGTAGAACGGGAATCTGATCCGGGCGAACTAACCCAGAAACCAACCCAGAGGGCAGCGGAGGCGGTGGGCGAACCGAAACAAATAGGTAGATCGATCTGGGCAGAACCGAGCCACCCCGCCGGGAAGTCTAGTAAAGTGGCAGAGGAGTTCTTTGGTGGAGTCGTTCGCTTTCTACAGCTACCCGTTGGCAGCCAAATTGCTGAAAGTGGACCAGAGACAAGTTCGTCGCTGGGCGAACGGGTACACGTACAAACTCGTGTCCGGAGAAGTGCAAGCGCCTCCCGCCCTGGTACGGCCGGTGAACACAAAGGGCATTCTCACGTTTCCGGATCTTGTCGAACTTCGTTGCGTGAAGCTGTTCGCACACCACCGTGTACCTCTCGGGACGATCGTTCGGATCGCCCATGCGCTGGCTCGGAAGATCGGCCCGTACCCGTTCACGAGGGAAGACGTGGTGCCGGCTGGCCGAGGGCTGGTCGCGCGGGATCTCGAAGGTGGGTTGACGGACCTCGAAACAGGCCAGCGAGTGCTTGCAGAGTTCGAGCCGTTCCTTCGCAGTTCGATGGTCTACCAAGATCGGATCGTCTCAAAGTGGTATCCGCTGACCAAGGAGTACAGTGTCGCGGTTTCTCCGTACATGGCCATGGGCCTGCCAGTCATCGAAGGTACCGGCATCCGATCGGACGTCGTGTACAGCTCCTACGTGGCAGAACAAGAGGACCCGGAAGCGGTCGCAAGCGAGTTCGGCATCTCCGTGGAACAGGTCGAGCTCGCCGTGAGATTCGAAAGGGAAATTACGGCCGCCTAGTCCACTATCTGCTCGATCAGAACAATGGGCGCTCGGCGTTCGAAACGATCAGGAGCATGGGCTACAGCGTTTCGAGCATGGTCGAGTTCGGACTAGAGCGTTGCCAGGACAACGTATGGCTCCCGATCATGCTCAATCGCGGGTACATCGTGGTTACGGCGGACAAGAACATGCACAGCCACCAGGTCTATCAAGACTTCAGAACGAAGGTGCTTTCGTACAACGGGAAGGTCGTGCAGTTCTTTAAGGGCTTTGCGTGCAAGAGCCAGTCGCAGAAACGAGAGTGGCTCAATGAGTTCTGGCCAAAAGCGGCCGTAGCGATCGAAAGCAAGCCGGCGGGACTCTACATCCTCAGAGCCGACGGGACGATCAGAAACGACAAGTGCGACGTATAATTGGGAAGTACCCCGCCACCGGTGAAGGTCGGTGGCCGCCCGTGGGATAGCAACCTGCGGGCCAACACGGCGCTTGGCCGAAGGATGTTTGGGGCAATCGCAGCCCGTTTGCTACCCTGAAGCCAAGCGCCTCTCTGTTTGTCGGACCGCCCGCCAGGGGGAGATAGATCAGGCCGAGCGGCCGACGCCATTTCTTACCCGGCTCTTACCCTTTCGTGCATATAGGAACAAAGAAGGTAGCCCCTCCGAAGAGGGGCTGTTAGTGGAGGCTCTCGCCTCGCAGCCAGCGCAGTTTGCGCAGGCGGGCAGTCGATCAGCCTTGTCGGCTGAACGTCTTCTTCCACCAGATGGGTCTGGCCCACCTAATGGTCGCGGCTCGGCTCGGAACTCCACCGGCGAACGTATAGATCACGCGGAACCGGAACGTGCCGGACGTGCTCGTCACGTTCTCGGGGATTCTGACCGGGCTCGTACGCAACACGCCTCGGAAGCCCGCCATGTTCACGATGGGCAGCTCGGGGCCGTTGCTGGTGCCGCCCGCCCTCGCGTTCGTGGACGAACCTCCAGAAAGCCAGCCCTGATCCAGGGCGACCGCGCTGGTGGCGGTCAGGTTGCCAGGAGCGCCCGAGGCGATCAAGACCTTGTCGCTCCCCACAGTGAACGGGCACTCGAGTTCGATCCCGATTCCGATCAGCCCGACGCACGACAAGACTTCGAGCTCGATCTCGCCGAAGACCTCGTCGCCGAAGTTGATGCCTCCCGACATCGTGTTCTGCGACTGAGCGACGTTGATCGCTCCGGAGGTGTAGTAGCGCACGATGTGCTTCGTGCCCGAATCCGGGATCGTCAGCACGCTCTTCGACCACTTCGACGTGCCGCCGTCGGGGCGCTCAACCCAGTCGCCGACCATATTGATCGTGTCTGGCGAGTAGGCTTCCACTGACCCGGTCAGCGCGACGGTCTGGTCGCCAGACGAGCGTTCGAGACCGAACCCCGTGGGCACCGTTCCGGACAAAGTCACGTTTCCGGCTCCGCCTACAGCCCCGCCAGTCCCGACCAGCGAGTTGATCGAGGCCGCCACGCTCGTGCCGATCACGAACCCGTCGTAGATCGAGACGTCGCGCACCGCCGCCTCCGCGATCGCGCGCATCGCCGCTTTCACCGCCGCGTTCGTGCCGACTTCGAAGCCCGCCTTCGGGCTGTGGTGCACGGCGTCGGTGATGTTGAACAGCACTGCTTCGCCGGTCGTGGTCGTGATCGTCTGGGTGAGAGTGATCTGGGTTCCGGAGTCGACCGTCGCGATGGTCCGGCTGACAGGGGTGCCTGCCTGCTCGAACCAGATCACCTGGCCGTTCGCCATGTTGGTGGTCGTGCCCACCGTCTGCACGGTGTTGGCCGTTCCCGTGGTGACCGTGGTGCGGCTCGCGTCGGTCACGTAGAACGCGTCCTTGAAGAGCCTTCCACTTGCTAGCCGGGTCTGGTCGGTGAGGATGGCGTCGATGTCGATCACGTAGCCGCCGAGGCCCGGGACGTTCGCTTTGATCCACGCGTTCACCGCGTCGAAGCAGGTGGCTCGGCTGTCGGTGAACGCGTTCGACTCCGCGGCCATCACTCCGCGAGGGGCGCACGTCGGTACGATGACGATTTTGCCGGCCGCCACGAGCTTCGTGACGAGGGTCTGGTAGTTGCCGGTGATCTCATCGATCTTGGCCTGCGTGGTCGATGCATTGGCTGCTTTGGCGAGCGCCACAACGTCGTTGACGGCATCGCCGAGCATCACGACGCGGGTCGAGTTCGGGATCGTGAACAGCCGCGCGAGGTACCCCGTCGTGGTGTCGCCGCCGATCCCGTAGCATTCCCACACGAACGGAGACCCCAAAGCCTGGTTCGCCCAGTTCTGCCAGCAGTCGGCGATCGGCCCTGGCAATCGCGGGTCTCCGTACATGACGCGGCCGTCCTTGGAGTTGCCCAGCAGGGCGCATCGAACGTTGCTGCCGTTATAGAGATCCTTCAGGGCGAACGCGCCGGTCCTGGACTTGATCGCGGGAACGGAGAGGATCGGGACTTCCGCCTCGTCGGCGTAGCCCGGCGGGATGAATTCGAATGTTCTGTTTGGCATTTGAGGTTTCCTAGATCAGCTCGTTGACGTACGCGCTGCCGGTGCTCGACGCCAGGACCGCGTAGTAGTCGACTCCCGGCCCGGCGTAGTCGATGATCGTGGTTCCTGCGGCCATCGCGTAGTCGGCCTTGCTCTCGTCGACCATGTTGGTCTTGGTCGGAGCGGCCGCCCCGGCGCGCACCGCGGCGACGTACATCACCACCGCCGATCGGTTCGTGATCCTCGCGCCGATCCGCGTCTCGGTTCCCGCCAGGATCCGCACGGGCGTGACCGCGTCGAGCGCGACCGCCGCCCCGTTCCTCACTGTCGAATATCTCATTTGGTTTCCTTCCTAATCGATCCTCGTCCAGGTCGAACCCTCGTCCGCGCTGGCCCACTCCGACACTCCCGTCTCGCCGTCGATCACGCAGGCGAGCACCCACCTGCCGCCGAGCTCGTAGCTCCGGCAGATGGAAAACTGCTGGTCGGCGAGCTGCAGATCCGCGAGACTCGAACCGTTCCAGTACTGGGCGCTGGCGGCGGCGCTCGGAGCCGTGTCCCCTGGCCCCTGGTACCGGTACTTCAGGTAGCCCGGCCCGCTCGAACCGCTCACGTACGTGAACGCCGCGAACAGCAAGCCTCCGTCGCGCGAACTCGCTACGCAGGGCCATTTGGCGCTCGCGATCAGCACGGACTCGGCCTCCCAGGTGCGCCCGTCGTCTTCGCTCCAGCGGGTTCGAACGTCTCCAGACCGCTCGTACAGGCACCAATATCGGCGGCGAGCGTCCTGTGCAATCCGTGGGGAGCTCCCTCCGCTCTGCACGTCGCTCGAAACGTCGAATCCCAGCGCGGGCACTCCGTGATCGCTCCGCACGAACTTGACGGTTCCGTCCTCGGTCCACACGCGCGCATAGTCGCCATAGATCTCTCCGCAGTTCCATGGGCCGCCCTCGGCCTCGGGCGCCGACTGGCCGACCCAGAAGAGACCGTGCCAGGGCCTGATCTCTTTGCCGTACGTGCCGGTTCCGCGCCGAAGGTGGAACAGATCTTCCGTCCCTTCGACCGGGTGCTGATGTTTGTCCAGCCGCCATCCGGCGACGGTCGAACCCCCGCCGAGCCAATCGGTCTCTGGGGATCCGCCTTCGAGCCGGGACGGCAGGGCGCCGGGCGTCAGGACCGCACGTCCGTGGCGGGCCAGGCTCCAGACCTCGCAACCGTAGTCCAGGGTCGGATCGTAGGCCGTGTCGGCCGTACGCCTTCTCTCAGGGAAACAGGCCAGCGGCGGCACCGCTCGGTAGGTGTTGAGCAGGACCGCGTACGGATCCGTGCCGCCTCCCCTCGCCGCCGGGGGAGTCACCCAGAAGACCGTCGTGTAGTAGGCGGCAGACTTCAGGCTGCCCGCCCCTCCGCGCTCGGTCGCATCGTAGAGCCCTTCGACCTCCGAGGCGACCGCGCTTGTGGACTGCCCGTACCACCAGTGCTTACGGTGGCAGAGCCAGTCGAGCACGGTCGGTTTGCTCCCCGGGTCCATGTAGATGGGCGGGTCGCTGAAGCTGTCGAGCGAGTAGTCCCAATAGCTTTGGTTTCCGAACCTTACGCCTGGGCCAGCGGGGAACGCAGCCGACTGCTGGTGCGCGGTCTCGTGCTCGACCTGGCAGCGCTTCGCGGGCTTCCTGAAGACGGGCTGGTCGATCGTCGCGGTCAGCGCACGGTCGACCACGTCGATCACGTAGCGCAGCTTAAACGCCGTGCGCCCGGGGAGCAGCCGGTAGGCCGCCGCCCGCGCAGGATCGAGGAACGTCGCGGCGCTGATGCCGCTCGCGTCTTCGTCCGCGCCCTGGTCGCTCACGTCCACGGAGCCCGCCGAGAAGTCCTGCTTCCACGAGCCCGCGTACTTCGTCGCCTGCAGATCAACAGGCCAGGAGTACTCGCCCTGCACGTCGTCCGTGATCGGGACCAGCGACCCGTCGATGCCGACCGCGTACACCTTGACGCTGGACACGTTGGTCGCGGACCAACCGAGATCCACCTTGTCGAACCAGCAAGGGCGCTGATAGGGCTCTTCGGAATACCTGCCGAGCTCGATGTCGATCTGGATCGTTCCCGCGCCGGCGCCTACGGTCGGCGTCAGCACGACGGTCGATGCCCCGGCGCTGGCGGTGCAGCTGGTGTCCGGGCTGGTCCATCGGGAGCCGGAACCGGAGCCTGGGGCGAGCGTGCCCGGCCCGTACCCCCGATGGACGTCGAAGCGCGAAATCCCCCACCAGCTGGTCTTCTGGCCGACGATCCGGTCCATGGTCGAGACCATCTCGTCGCCCGAGCCGGTGGCGAGCGCCCCGAACACCAGCGGAGCCGAGACCAGGCTGGTCCTGGTCCGGATGTTCTGCTCGGGAGGCAGGTCGGGGTGCGTTAGATGCTGATCGCCCGCCCAGAGCCAGTAGCCCTGCACGAATCCGAGATCCGGATCGACGTAGCCCCACGGCCGGACCGTGGCCCCATCGATCTCCCAGCCGAACTTCGTCAGATCGTCCGAAGGGAACCAGTACCAGTAGTTCCAGAGAGGGCTCGACCAGAACTGGAGCACGCTCGTCTCCCTCGCCAGGAGCTGCTCGGCCATCGTGCTCGGCTGGCTGGGCGTGACCAGCAGGTTGAGCGGAAAGTTCGCCGGGTCGCTGTGCGATGCGAGGTAGGCGGGGCAACCCGCAGCGCTCATGTTCGGCGAAGGATAGTAGACCGTGATCCGATCGTCGGGGGTGTCGCCGTCCAGCCACTTCTCGCTCGAGAGCCAGAACGGCGCGTAGGTCGTCTCGCCCAGCGGCTGCTCGATGACGTGCGCCGAACCCGTCACCACTCCGAGCATCTGGGTCGCGTCGCCGGAACTCGGGTTCAGCTGGGTCTCGATCGTGGCGAACGGCACGAAGTCCGGCGGGGCCGGCGTCTTCCGCCTCTGCGCCCACTGCTTGAGGGTCGGGCTCGCCCCGCGCACGATCAGCGCCGCATATTCGGCGGAGTGCCATCGGTTGACCTTCTTCGGCAGGTTCGGCACGAGCCGCACGCGCCCGATCCGCTTCTGCCGCAGGTGGTAGCCCACGAGCGGAGCGTCGTCGCGGGCGTAGACGGACATCTGAGCGCCGTACGTGCTGGTCGCGGTCAGCTGGGTCGTCGAAGCCGTCCAGCTCGGATCGATCGGGGGCGGGAGCGTGTAGCCCGGAAGCTGCACCGGGAGCGTTTCCCACCCGTCGCCCTGGTCGAACCGCCAGCCGCCGGAAATCGTGCCCGAGATCTCCGAGTAGCCTGGCGCGCTGGGGTCGGGCACGGCCGGCACGGTCGAAGCCGCGGCCCAACCTTCGATGCACATCGGAATGCCGATGATCGGGATCGAAGCAGGGCTCAAGAGCAGAGCGGAACTGCCCGAAGCGCTGCCCGCCCCGACGCTGGCGACGGTCGCCCCGTTGTAGTCGAGGCTGGCCCCGCTCCATTCGAGCAGCCAGTTGTCGCTGGACGTGACGTAGAGCTTGAGGTCCGAAACGGTCAGAACGAGTTGCTGCGCGCCACGGAACCCCGATCCTGTGTCGGACCAGGAGATCCCGAAGCCCGACGCCTCGGCCTCCCAGTAGGCTGGGACCAGACTGTCGAAGCCGCTCCAGGCCCGCAGGTACAGACCGGTCTGAAACGTGCCAGGCACCGCGTAGTGCGTCGCTCCGACCGCTTCGTAGTTGTAGGCCGCCGCCCATTCGAGCGGCAGACCTTCGGTGGAATAGGACGCGTCCGCATCGATCGACGCTTCCCATGTATCGACACTCCAGATCAGGCCCGCTTCCATAATGTGCTCGTGGATCTAGGGCGACTGATTGAAAAGCTCTACAGGCGCACCAACAGGGCCGGGGAGGCGTTCCTCCTCGTCCTGGTCGTCGCGATGATCGTCTACGCCCTGGCCGCCATGCGCTAGGGCTCGTTTTCGGAGACTGGCACCATAGTCAACGTGCCCTCCGGCGCGGGACCTTCGACCACCATCAGCCCCTTTTCGACCCACCGGTGAACGTCGTTGCTGCTAACGCTGCTCACGTCGAACTCGTATCGGGGCTTCAACCTGATGAACACGAACTCGTCTCCGCGCCTGATCGTCGCGTTGAACTCGCCCCATGAAATGTTCCAAACGAAGCCAAGATTCTCAGGGGCGACCGGCTCGCCTTCGCTGAAAAACAGGTGCTGGCGCTCCATAACGCGGGACACGGCTGCCATGCCGTGATCGAACAGCTTTTCAGCAAGCACTCGATCTTCATCGGGATCGCGGGTAAGAAGCTCGGCCTTGTTCCTTATGACTGATTGAAGGTTGGACGCAAGTAGCGGATCCTGCCGATAGACCGGCGAGGTGTTTATAGTGATCTCTTCTAATGTCATGTTCGTTGATTAGGGAAGCACGCCGTACTCGACCCAGACGTCGACCGAGCCGGCCGAGGCGACGTTCAGATTGGCGCCCGTGCTGGTCGCCGCGATCTTCAGATCGGTGGCCGCGCCGAACGTCTCGATGCCCTGCGTGGTCGCGAGCTGGAACACGGTGCTCCCGGTCGCCTGGTAGACGTTGAACGCGCCGGCGTACTTCGTCAGGTTGCCAGTGATTCCGACGCTGACCGTGTAGGCGGAGATGGATCCTCCCGAGAAGCTGGTCGAATGCTTGATCACAACCGAGCGCACGAACGCCTTCGCGGGGATCGTCGCCAGCGTGATGTTGTTCGTGGTCGCGGCCGCAGCGAGCGCCGCGTACCCGACCGTGTACTTCACGATCTTCGGCACGGTCCCCACGCGCACCAGCTCGAGGTATCTGCCGCCGTCCCAGAGGTACGTTCCTCCGAGGGTCTTGGTCAGAAACATCGTCGAAGCGCTCGGGGTGTCGCCAGGCTCCATCGGATCGGCCGTCGATCTCACAGGCAGACCGCTCGTCAGCCTCAGCACTCCCGAATCGTCGACGCTGGTGATGCTCGAAACGCCGGTCACGCACGATCCCAGGTAGGCCGCAGGGTTCACCGGGGGCGTCAGCGAGTTGTTCACGTAGGTGAGCGTGCCATCCCGCTGCAGCCAGATGTGGACGCGCGCCGAGCTGCCCGGCACCGTCAGCGTCGTATTGCTCGGGACTTCGACGATGCCGTCGATGCTCGCGTGGCCCGCACCGACCGCGAGGTTCAGGCCGCTTCCAGTGCCGAGCGCCAGGCCGTAGAGCACCGAATAGGCTCCGCCGCCGTACCTGGACGTCAGGTCGAGCTGCGTGCCGTTGCGGTTGAGCTTGCTGGACGCCGTGCCGCCGAAATCGCCTGTCGCCAGGCGCTTCGCGACCGGTGAGTTGCCGGTGGTGTTCTCACCGTCGGCGAGGCGGAGGAAGCCCGAGTAGACGGTCGGGATCGGTACCTGGGTCGCTAAAAGTGTAGTGGGCATGTCAGATCGGGTCGTAGTCGGTCATGAAGTAGAACTTTCCAAAGTCCGGGTCGTCGGGATCGGTGACTTGCACGGGGCTTGCTACCCTTAGCGGAAGGCGCATCACGCGATCCATGTCTTCGCTCGCGGCACGCTGTCCGAGCGTGCTAGACGGCCGTCGTGGGTCCAGCCCGGACTCGCGCCTGGCGCGCGCCTGCACAGCCCTCTTCTCCCTCTCTGCGCCTGTCATGCCGCCGGCGGCTCCTTAGCAACGACATCCGCTGGCGGCAAAGGTGTCTCAAGCTCGTAACGAGCAAACTGAAACCCGTCTCCGCCCTTGTACGCCTGATAATTGATCTGCACCGAACGCACAATGTACTGAGTGCCCTCTACGAGCACCGGGTCGCCGTATCTGAGCGGCCTAGGCCGAATCTGTTCAGAATCGTCCTCGTCTGTCACAAGGATCAGCGGGGCCTCGAATGTCATTGCCCTGCGCCCATGACAGGCAAGGTCGTAGGTGCGTCTGCAAACGAAATTCACAGCTTCCTGGCTTGTCAGCCCGGTGTCGAGAACGGTAATGGGAGACACAAAGCCAAGATAGTCAGGCGAGTCTGGGTCAGGGACGATCGGCTGGTCGTCCATGAACCATGCAGATTCGAAGTTGAACGCCCGAGCAACGAGCTTTTCGACCTCGCCCGACTTTGAAGACGGCCCAGACTGGATGAAGCTTGGTTGCACCGGCGTCGTTCCGTACACCTCGACCATGTTGCCTTCTGGGGGGATCACGAATCGCTCGAGCGTGCCGTATCGCACGAACGTCTTGATGATCGCCTGCAAGTTCCCGAGCGGGCTAGTGGCGCTACCTTCGGGGTAAGCGCCCGGGATATGGGGAAGAACCGCCAGGCCCGGAACATCGAACAGGAACTCGGCCAGGTTGTTGTAGGGTGGTCTCGGGTATGGCCTCAGCCTCCACATACCCTTGTTGTCCGTTCCGGCATTCGGGTCGAACAGCAGATAGTGGCCGAGGTAGTTCCTCGCCAGATCCTGGACCTTCTCCACAATGTCGGTGCGCCAATCGAGAATAAGCTGCCCCTGGTATGGCAGTCTCAGCGGAATATCCGGCACATCGATCTGAGAGCTTCCATAGCCGGCCTGCCGCAACAACCAATCGATGACGGCCGTGATCTTGTACGGCTTTCCTTCAGATTCCGGATCCTCACTGAAGTTGAACCCCTGCCACGAGCTCGCCCGCTGAAGTCTTGCCGACTCGCCCGCAAGCCGCAGCCGGTAGTCGTGCCACTCGGGGGAAGGGTAATCCTGGCCCCGATCGGTTCCTCTTTTGGCTCCCCTGGCCTCTACGATGTAGCCTTGGAACAGAACGCTGCGCTTGCTCTGATCGAGCGGATCGTACGACGTTTCCACGATGATCGGCACCATCACTCGTTTCTTCAACGGAGCTTCCAGCGCCGCCGTAGCGTCTCTGACCTGAATGAGCCCCATTGCCGTCGCGGCATCGTCGCTCTGACCTTGGAGCGAAACATCGCTGACGATCGAAGGGATCTTTTCCGTGGTGAGGGGCTCGATGTACGCACCGTCCCTGATCACTCTGTAACGAGTGACGGTCGGAGAGCGAGTTCCATCTCCAGTCATTGAGATCTGGACACGGAAGGCCCTCATGAGCCGCGTCACCGTGAATTGGTAGTGGCGCATGCCCGTGTTGCTGTCGATCAGGATCGCACCCAGCATGGAGCCGGTCGCCGCGTCGTACAAGTTCACCGTAGCGTCGGTGCCGGTCGGGAAGTACCCGAATACCTGGACATAGACTACGCTTGAAGCCGAATACCGCAGGCCCGGCATATCGAATGCCTCGTCGATCAAATACCCGCTTGTGTTGTACGCTGCCCTGGACACAGCGAATGCGAGACGCACGTCCCTGCGGACATCGAGACGAGCCGGAGCCGGAATAACTGTCGGCTGCTCGCCGCGCACTGGCACGTTGTAAACGGCCGTACTCGGGAGCATCCTTACCGATTCCTCCGCCTGGTTCCGGAGCTCCTCCCAAAGCCTCATAGCCTAGTCACCTGGAAAGTGATGGTGCGACCGGTCCATCCCGAGCCGGCCTGCTGGGCGTCGCTGAAAATGCTGATCATGTGCCCGCCCTGCATGAACCCCTGAGGATGTTGGAACCGCGTGCAGTACTGCCATTCACTGGTTACAGAAAGCTCCCAAAGCCAGCACATCCCATTGCCATAGACCTTGAGCGCGTATTTGCCCGTGCCGGTGTACAGCGGGGTCTTGCCGGCCGGCCCAGCGAAATGGACGGTGAGCACGGTGCTGGTGGTCTGTAGCCCCACCGCTGGCACCTGGAACCTCACGAACAGCGGCTGGTCCGGACTATGCGGATCGTTTCCGACGAGCAGTCGGTCCATCGGGCAGTTGTCGCTCGAAGTGTCCGGACTTGGGTGCGCGCTCTGGTCTGCTGAAAGATTGCTGGGGGTTGTGGTCCCGGCAGGATATCCGAGCTGCCAGAACTTGTCGCCGCTTGTGCGAACGCCTGCGCCGTACCCGCCGCCCACCATCGGGTTGTAGTCCGACAGCTGCTTCTGGATGTTGCGCACGGTTAAGAGCCCAGCGCCGACCGCGTTGGCACCTGGTTGGAGCACGGAAGAGTCGGCCACCGATTGCTCGTGCATGAACTGCGTTGCTGACTGGTAGGTTTCCAGGGACCAACCGACCCCAGGCACAAACACCACGTTCTCAATGTCGGGGTTCGCGGACGCGCAGATCTCGGTGCCCTGCCTCTCCATCGCGAACGACGGCTCCGCGAGCGCCGAAGAAAGGGTGTCGATCCGGACCGTGGTCTCCCTGTCCGGGGTTACACGACTCTTGGTGTTGGTGCGTGGCATTTAGTCGTCCGCGTTTGTTGGTGGAGAAACCGAACAGTGCAACGGGCAGCGCAGATCGACCAGCTCATTGCGGTACCGCTGCACTCCTTGCGGCTTGCACCCCACGGGCGCTGGCCCAACCGAAGACCCGATGGGTCTTGGCGGCATTTCGCTTGGCAGCTTCACGGACAACCCGTACCTCGACTTGCCGCGTATCTCCCCTAATTTGACGAGCACATAAACGCCGATAGCGAACCCGAGAACAAAACAAATCGCCATGGTCTCTGTGGTGTAGATCACTGGAAGTAGCCGAGGGCCTGCGCCCGCAGACTCAGAGCCTCTTCGATGGACTGGAACCGCCAACCGCTGGGAACCGCGCCGCCCGCCATTGCTCCGCCTTTCAGCTGCTCGCGCTGCTCTTTGAGAGCACGAGTGTTCGCGTTGATCGCTTCGGTGTGACGCTCGTTGGCGTTGGCGTTGGCCCCACCTTCGGGAATCAGGCTGTCGATCTTCTTATCGATCCAGTGACCGAACGGGTACCAAGTTAGCCGCGCGTAAGCGTTGGCATTGTGCAATCCCCTATTTGCAGCCCCCCTGATGTCGCCGCTCAGTAGGTTGCTCCACCCCATACTCCAGTCGGTGACGGGCCTCCCAAACTTGTCGAACGCCTTCCGGCTGAGGCTGTCAAAGTAAGATGACCAGCCTGACTTCACGGCCTCATAGTCTCGTGCCGCCCTTATCTGTTGCTCGTCGCCCGCATACCTTGCGGCAGAATCCATCGCGAATCTTCTTGCGGCCGGGCTGGCCTGAAGCAATGGCAAGAACTGAGTCAATCCCGCTGACTGTGCCACCATCATTTGCTGGCTCTTGTCACTGATCTTCGACAGCTCGCTGAGCGCCTTGATCAGGTTCTCCATTTTGTTGGTGGTTCGGTACCCGAAGTCCACAATTCCCCGAGACCGAAAGAACGCCGCCCCATATCCGCCGCCCCTCAGACTCTCGCCGAATTGCTGCGCGGCCCCTGCCATACCGCCGGCATCCATGCCGACAGCTCCACCGATGCCCTGAGCGAACCCTGTTTGTGCGGCCGTGCCACCTGCGGCGGCCATACCTCGACTGATATCGGCAAAGCTGCGGCCACCTTCTCCGGCCATCCGCATCAGCATGGGAGCGGCAAACAGCGCCGCGTTCGCCGCCATCGACCCGCCCAGACCGAACAGATCGAGGGTTCTACCGATCAGCGGGAAGACGCCGCCAGATCCGTAACGCGTCGTACGGAGAAACGATTTGAGAATCGTGTTGAAGTCCGCTGGCTGTCTGGTCGGGCCGCCACCCAACGCGATCTCTGCTTTCGCGGCCGCTTTGTCTGCGACCATCTTCTTGTACTCTGCGTCCTTGATCCGATTCTGATCGCCGGAAGCTAGAGCGTCGTTAAGCTCTTTGGCTGCCCTTGCCGCCCGCTCGAAAGGCCCGATGGACGCGGCTGCGGCCCTCGATGCCTTCGTGACTGTGTCGGCCACGCCATCTGAGCCGCCCTTCCCAGCAAACCCAGTCGCTCCACCTTTGAACCCGAACCCTTCGGCGAACTTCTTCCTGATCTCGTCGTACTTGTCGCCAAGTTTGTCTAGGGCCAAAGCCACTTTCTCGGTGCCTTTGGTGAATTCGTCGGCCTTGATCGGATCGATTCGGATTTCAATAGCCATGGTTCGGGGTTAGAATGCTGGATAGATGAAGCCGCCGCCAGTAGCACCACAGATCCCCCCAGACAGCGTATGGGTGCCGATAGGGATGGTCGCCGCAGTGCTTTTCCTCACCTACGGATTCAATGAAGTCGTAACAGCGTTGATCGCTGGGATCGCAGCTGTTGGTTTCTGCTACTCACCTAGCTGGCTCAGGAGGGTGGGAGCAACAATGTCGCTATTTGTGGTCGCGTCATGGTTCATCCTGTTTGCTGGAGGCCGGACCAACCCACCGGTCTCGACCCTCCCAAAGAACGAGTACCGTCGCTAGTCCCCTATCGGCCCTTCGCCCTCTGGGGGGCGGTTCTTCTGCTTCTCATAGTCGAGCAGGCTGAGGTTCGCAAGGTCCGACAGCCATTCATGGGTCAGCGGCTCTATGTCCGCGCCTGGCCTGCCTGCCAATCGGTCGTTCACGCTTACCAGCAGCGCATCTAGGCGCATCGCCAGCTCGGGGTGCCCGCAGCCGTACTGGGCAGACAGTCTTACTGCGCTTCCGTAGTCGCCGCCGTATCTTTTGGGTCGGGACGTTCCCTCTCGATGGCGAACGCCTGCGCGAGCACGGAGTCGAAAGCACCCGGCTCGGCTGCCGCGATGGCCACCAGCTCCTCGGCTGTGTAGTTCTCGCCTGGATCCCCGCACTGCATCACCGCCAGACGGCAGCAAACGCGGAAGATTCTCTCGCTTACAGCAACCGCCTCGCCGCCAACAGCGGGGAACGGGGCAGGGCCCTCCTCCGGCTCGCCTACGATGTACGTCTGCACCATCTCGGCCACCGCCTCCTCTATTCGATGTTCGTCGAGAATATCGGTTGGGCGGAGCCGGATGGATAGAAGCCGACCGTCCGAGAGCGGTGCCGAAATCTCCGACGCCACTCTCTTCGGCCTGGTCAGCGTGAACGGGTCGATCTTCGCCATTAGGGCGTGTAGGCGACTCCCGTGCCATCGTCCACCTGGCGAAGCGTCAGTTCGGACTCGTTTGCTCCAAACGACTCAACCCCTTCGGTGTAATCGGCAACCGTGAAATACCCGCTCCAGGCGCTGGTCCCACGGGTGAACGTGCACTTGACGATCTCGTTGTCTGATGCAGCGTAAGCCAGGCTCGCGAGAGGAGACGAAACGACTGCGGGCGACGTGCTTTTCGGCCTCATCAGCACCGAAAGAGTGATCGTATGGTCGAACCCGGTAACGACGTTGTTGGCGCGCACGCTGTTTACCGGGCGAATGTCTTCCGTCATTACGCTCGAATTCAGCCGAATGCGGCGAACGCGCGCCGTTACGGTCTGAGCCGTGTTACTGCCACTGTCAGAAAGGGTGCCATCGGCCGCTACTGCCTGAGGCGTCAAAACGACGCTGGTCAGGTGCTTGCCGAGGAGCCATGTAGGAATGCTTGCCATTTACGTGTTCTCCTGGTCGCCGGCCTCTTCGGCCTGATCGCTGGCGGGTGCGAACCGGCCCGCACCGGGCTCCTCGACTGGAGCTGTCTCTACGGGGGTGCCCCCGCGTCCGAACGTCACATCCATCCTTGTCTCGCGATCTGCCTGATCGCCTGCGTCTGCAGCTCGTCTTGCCATTTCTGTTTGATCCAGTCTTCGATTGGGCGGGCAAACATCTTCCAGGTGCCCTTCACTACGAACTCGGCGTACGGCACATCGTTGCGGATGGCCCATCCTTCCTGTTTGGTCGTGATGTTGCCGGACAGGCTCTTGTACCAACCAGCCTTCAGCCTTCCGCTTTGAGTGTTGATCACGCGGACAAGCCGGCTTGACGGGGCCAAAGGTAGCCGGGCCGAGCCGTGCCTAGTTGCGTACGCGTGATCGAGCTGGTACGCGATCTTGTGGAAAGGGACCGTGCCGCTCGTCGTTTGCACCGCGACGTTCAAGGCCTTTGTAGCGGCAATCGATCTTGCTCGCCCGAGCGGTTTGTCGAGGGACAGCCTACGAAGCTGTGAAGCGGCCTGCCTTGGGTTCATGCCGGGAACACATCCTCGCCTACCAGCAGCCCAGGCTCCCACGAGCACGAAGCGGCGACCATCGGTGTCTGCGAATCGAGCAGTGCGATATTGACCGGGTTGGATTCGCTGGCATCAATGGACGCGCGATCTACGACCTGGAACGTAGTAAACACAGCGCTGATCTTCTCGACCGAGTCCGCAAGCGTTTTGCATTTGCCCCAGACGTATGCCTGGTTGTCGCGGCCCCCTTCGATGGCGGCAAGGTAGTACACGCTCACGGGTGCGCGGTACAAGCTCATGGCGCACGGAGCAAAATCGGTCTCCGGGGTCACCTGCCCGACAAGCACCGCTGCGATCGGAGGCGAGGTTTCCAGGATGTTTTGCCGCAATGCCTGGGCCCCTGTGTAGAACTTCGCGTTCGTGATCTCGGGCCAGGTCGTCTGGATCAGGGCCTTGAGCTCTGCCCAGAATGCGGGATACCAGTCGCTCATGTCGGCGAGATTCCTGTGATCGGGGCCTTGGTCTGGTTGATGTACGCCATCGCCTCGTTGGGCCTGCGCCGGGCCGTGTTCTGCCGGACCTTCGGCGCACCCATCACGGCGTAATAGCCGCCGGTGTGCTCGTGCCCGGTGTCGGTGAAAAGCAGCACGTCTTCCGGGCGGATGTCGACGCTCGCCTCGAAGTGCAGGTAGTCGTACGTGAAGACCATGTCTTCCTTGAGCTTGCCGACCGCCAGGCTCTTGTCGATGTTGGTGGTCGTGTAGTGGTAGCAGGGCACGCCGGTTGCGACGACGGAGTACTCCATCTCGCCCGCAGCGGTGCGCGCGCCCACCCGGATCACGCTCACCCGGTGGACGTAGTGCCGGGTCTGCCGCGGAGTCAGGGCCACGTCAGAACCCCACCGCGACGCGGCGGTAGCGCTTCGCCGACCGCTCGGCGTACTCCCGCCATCCCTTGCCCATCGCCTCCAGCAAGTCCTTGACGGGTTTTTCAGACACGTCGTCCTCTTTCCAGTCGATCGGCACGCTGCCCGCCTCCTCGCGCAGCGCGATCGCGCACTGCTCGGCCGCCAGGTAGAGGACGCTCTGCCAGGCATCGTCGGGAACGCTGGAACCGTAACCCCACGTCCCGGCGATCGAAATCGTCTTCGGCAGGCCGTACACGGTGCGCGCGAACTTGATGCCCTGATAGGGCGCGGTGTTGCCGATCAGCCAGTAGTCGGTGTCGGCGGTCTGGGCCGTGCCGGCGATGCTCAGCGTCGTGACGGCGACCAGGCCGGCGTCGAGCCTCAGCACGGTGCCGGTGGCGGGCGGATCGAACTTGCGGGTCTGGGTCGCGCCCAGAAACGGTTTCCATCCCGTCAGCCCCTCCCACTCGGCGATCGCCGCATCGACGCGCGACTGGGTCGGGATGCTCCCGGGAACCGTGAACGACGTCAGCGCGCCCAGATAGGCGGTCAGATCGGAAAGGAGGGGCCAGGAGGCGGGCATGGGGGTTCTACTTCGAAGTCTTCGGGGCGGGCTCCCAGTCGGCCCACACGCTGATGCGGGATCCGGACTGCCAACGGCCGTCGTTGCTCTGGACGCATCGGAGCAGGACTCCGCGCTCCCTATCGAGCATCACGACGGGCGTGCGGTGCGGATAGTGCTTCTTGGGATAGTCGCTGTACGCCTGGTCGATGCTGATCTGCTGCACGATCTCGTCGTCGAGCCTGAACCCATCGACGAATACGGCATGCACATGCTGGCAGCCAGGAACGGCGAGCTCGAACGTGCCGTCGCCGACGAACTCACGGGGTTCGCCTGCCGGCTTGTTCTCTTCGACGGCCAGCTCTCTGCGGAAGAATCCGCCCATGAACGCGGGGGCGCTCATTCGCCGCCCCTCAGGGCCGTCTCGATGACGCCGAGGTGATGGCCGAACACGTTCGGATCCGGCAGAGTGGGCAGAACCGCGCGCACAGCTGCGAGGCTCGAGAGCGCCTCTTCGCGCAGATCGGGACGAATGTCGGGAGCCTTGGGCTCCTCATGGTCGGGGTGGGTCTTCTTGCTCGCCATATGGGTTGTGGGAAAGAATGCGGGCCGAAACTCGATGCTCCGGCCCGCGTTGGTCGTTAGGCCGCTAAACGGCCGTCACACCGGTGCTCTTTGCGAAATGCACCTGACTCTTGAGCCGGAACACTTCGAACACCGTCACGATGCCCGGGTAGACCTGGGGCGCACTGGTCGCCGGGGCCAGCTCCTGAGCGACGTAGCCCTGCACCATGTCGGTCGGGGCCAGCTGCGGGAGCTGCACCTGGGGCAGCACGCTCACGTCGGCTCCGGGGCTGCCATCGGGCAGGTTCCGCGAACCGAAGATGATCGTGCCGGCCGGGCAGAAGCGGGAGGCCAGGATGGTCACGGGCTCGCCCGTCACCGGGTGGATGTAGCCCGAGACGCGGAATCCGACCGCCGCGTCGTCCTTGGTGATGATCACGCGGTAGGCGTTCGCGCCGGTGCCGGCCGCTTCGAACAGGTGCTTCAGCGACTGGAGCTCCTGGCCGTTCATGACCATGTAGAACCCGCTGCCGCCCTGCTCCCAGAGCCGGGTGAGCTGCGCGTCGATGTGGCTGAACGTCAAGGCCCCGACCGAGGTCTGGACCTGAGCCGCCGGGGTGCCCTTCGCGGTCGTAATCGAGTTGATCAGACCGTCGAAGCCGTACGCGGTGGAGCCGTCGCCCCACGGAGCGGCCGTGATGGTCGAAGAACCGTTGATCAGCGCGTTCTCCTCATTGAGCATGAGGGTGCGGATCGCGTTGGTCTTCTCCATCGCCAGCTGGTTCTGGAACGAAGCGCCGGCCGCCATGGCGAATCCGGTGACGCTGAAGTACGTGCCCAGGAGTTTGTACGATGCGCTGGGCGCGGCGTACACGGTCGCGTGGTCCGCAGGAGCTCCGCTTTCAGCGAAGAACGCGCGGTTCGCGGCCCCGCTGCCCGGCTGGGCGTACGGACCCTGGGTGACCACTTCGTCCGTGGTCGTGCTGATGGTCGCCGTCAGGACCACGGTGGTGCTGTTGGTGACGCTCGACACGATACGGTACGCGTTCGTGGTCGCGAAGTAGAGGCTCGTACCGGGCTGCATGCCGGCGGTCGACCCGACGGTCTGAGTGGCGCTGGACGCGCCGCTGGTGACCGTGGTGCTGACGCCGTAGCCGCCGCCGACCGAGGTGATCGTGCGCCACTTGCTCGAGCTGCCCGAGCCGGGGGTGCGCGGCAGGAAGTTCCTGACCGGCGTCTCCAGCGGCACCAAGACCTTGGCCTCGGCTTCCAGGTTCTCGCGGATCGGCAGGTTGGCCGTCGCCGACGTGATGGCTCGGTTCATATCGCCGAGCAGCTTGGCGATCGCGATCTGCGACTGAACGGGATCGAATCCGCCTTCGCTGCGCTGGATGGCCTCGATCTCTTCGATCAGTTTGGGGCTCATCGCGCCTCGGTTGTAGATCAGGCTGCTGGGCGGAAGCTCGGCAAAGCCGTGCTCGCCCAATGCCGTCGGGGGCATGAAGATTGGGTTCATTTTCTTGGTTTCCTCAGTGGTGGTTTCGTCGCCCCAACGAATCGTCTAGACCGAAAGGCCCAGATTCTTGAGCTGGGCTCTGACGATCTGCATGCGTACTGCGCGGTCGTAGCGCTCGGAGTCGGTGCCGCCGGCGGCACGGGAAAGCTCTTCATATTCGGCCCTCAGCGCTTCGGCTTCGGGATCGCCCTCGGCTCGGTCCTGGTTCGCTGTGAACGTGCGGTCGATCGAGAACTTGTGCGCCTTGCGCTTGTTCAGCTCGGTCTCCAGCTCCAACGCTTTGGTCTGGCTGGCCTTGAGCTCGCCGCTGAGACGCTGCACCTCGGTCTCGGCCGCCTGGACGCGGGTCAGCAGCTCGGCGTCCGGGCTGTCCGCTCTCGCGATCTCGGGCTCGGCCGCTCGCTCGGGCTCTTCGGCCCGGGTGATCTCCGACTGCTCGGATTTCTCGATGGCCTGCTCGATGGCCTCGGGGTCGGACGCCATGACCTTCACCAGGTACTCGCCGAGTTCCGAGCAGACCTCGCGGACCTGAGCGGCCACGTCGATCTCGATCTCCTCGTCGTTGGCGGCCCACTGGATCTCCGATAGGCAGTCCCAAAGCCAACTGATGGCGGCGTCTCGCAGTCTCCCGGCTTCGTACTTCTCGACGTGCTCGGCGAACATGCCCCTGACGAGCGCAGGCGCTTCGTCCGGAATCTCCTCGGTTGCCCCATCGGCCCGCACAAGCGTGAACTTCGCATCCGGATCCGCAGGCCGATCGACCAAGCTGTTCTCGACCCACGTGCACGACTCGACGTCTTTGCCTCGCACGACCTTGGGCCTGACTCCCACCGAGAAGCCCTTGTAGACGCCGGCCTTGACCTTTTCCCAGGCCGCATCGTCAACGATCTTCGCGCGGAGCATGGCGCCCTTGTCGTCCCAGAAGACGCCCAGTTCGCCGCTTCCGTCGCTGGCGGTGCCTGCGGCCGCGCTGGTGTGCATCTCGCGCACCGCTCCCCAGGTCATATAGTCGGCGGTCGCCGCCTCCATCGCCGTGCGCGTGAGCCGGTAGGGGTCGCCCTCGACCAACTCGTTCACAAAGCAATATCCCTCGACCGTTCTGGCCTCGTCGTCGACGCGCGTGAACGGCGCGAAGACCCTAATCAGTTTCGCTTTCATCTTCTTGGTTGTCCTCGTCGCCCGCTGGCGCTGTCATCTCGGAATCTGTGGGGGCAGGGCCCGCCGTGCGCAGCGTCTCCCCGCCCTCGATCGGCTCGCGGCCTTCCTCCGCCCGGGCCTCGTTCACCGTGAGGTAGGGACCGCCAGCCGCCTTCGTCAATCTGTCGGTGCGCTCGCCGGCGCCCTCTTCGGTGCTGACCACGTTGGTCGCCTCGAGGTCGGGATAGCCCAGGCGCACGAGCAGCCAGTCGTACAGCGATTTCCTGAACTCCAGAAGCTGTCCCGCGCCGAACGCCGAGGTCTGCTTGTTGGAGCCTTCCTGCGAAACCTTGTACTGCTCCCCTGCGAACCCGATGCTCGATGGCTGGACGCCCATGATCGAGCACGTGCGCCTCAGCAGCCAAAGCTCGTACTCGCCGAAGTCCTGGTCCTTGCGGCTGTGGTCGCCGACCTTCGACGTGCCGCCAGGCACGAACTTGGTCTTCTGGCGCTCGTTCGAGTTCCCGCTGAGCACCTGGTCCCAGTACTGCCAGAACTCCTGGATCTGCCCAGGGGTCCACGACTCCGGCATCGCGAGCATCTGGGCCGCGGTGTTCCCGTCGGTGAGCCAGGCGAGGTTCCAGTCGTCCGCTTTGCCGGCCGCGATGATCGTCTTCAGGATCCACTCGATCGGCGACGCGAAATAAGGCGTCCACGACCTGGGGTACAGGCCGTCGTAGCGCAGCTCGTCGCGGGTGAACGACGCTGCCGCCATGCCCTGAATCCACTGTTCGTACGGCCGGTCCTCGACGTCCCAGCCGAAACCGTCCACCACGGGCCGGATCGTCGCGGCGTCCAGGATGAGCGCCTCGCTGACGAGCGGGCCGGGCGTGTAGACCGCGCACGCGCCCACGACGAGCACGTCCTCGATCATCTCCTTCTCGAATGCGGTTCGGTACTTGCCTCGGCCTCCCAGGCCGCCGTCGGCGGAGAACCATTCGCGCGCCTGCTTGAGGCGTCGGTCGGAAACCTTCGCTCCGTCCTTCGGAACGATCTCGAGCGGCACGCTGGCGACTTCGCGCTTCAGATGCTCGATGCAGGCCCTTAGGACGTCGTAGGTCTCGGCGAGATACCGGAGCGTCGTGACGTCGACCAGCGAACCCGGCCGGCGCCTCGGCGACTGCGGAACGGTGTACTGGTACGGGTTGTCCCACTGGTACGCCGCGTGCGGGGACTTGCCCCACGTCAGTTGCGGCGTGCCGAGCGGCTGGTTGGACAGCAGATTCCGCACCTGCTCGACGGCCTCTTTGCGGCCGAGGGCCAAACCTTCGCCCCTCGCCTTCTCGCGCTCTCGTTCGATGATTGCGCCGATGATTGGAATTCGCATGTCAGGATGCGGGCGCAAGGCCCAGGAGCTTGAATGTCTCGCCGATGTTGTGGCCCCACCCGAGCGGGACCGCCAGTGCGTTGAAGCTGTCGCTGAGGCTGTCGACCTGATCGTCGTGGGTGCCCAAGGGAAACTGCCTGAGCTCTTCGACCAGGGCAGCGTTCCAGGCAGCGCGGACCATGACGACGTTCCCAGCGTTCACCTGGGCACTTAGAGGATCGGCCCTCGTGACCTTGTCGCCGCTGATCGGCGCGGTCGTGACCGAAAAACCCGCCAGAAGCCTCGTGAACGCCAATGCCGCGTCTTTGCCCGCCGCTCCCGGATCCTGTGGCCCTCTGATGCGGACCTCTTTGCCGTCGAGCTCGGCCGTCAGCCTGATCATCGCGTTGCGCTCGTCCGTGCTCCACTGGCCCCGGCAGATGTCGAGGATCCAATACCTGCCGTTCTCGTCAGGGCCCCCCATGAGCGCCCCGACCGTCCAGTCGCCGCCTGCAGACGTGCTGGCCATGTCCCAGGCGCGGACCTTCTTGAGGCCGACCGGAGCGGCGTCGGCGATCACGAGATTGCCGACCTTGAACATCGCGCCCTCGCGCGGGGTCGGGTTGCCCTGGTAAAGGCTCTCGAACGCCATCGGATTGACGCTCTTGATCCGCTCCAGGTCTTCTACCGAGTAGCGTTGGGGCCAAAGCGCGCTTCCCGACTCGTCGATCGCCGGCAGGTTGAGCACGCGCCATCGTCCTGGCTCGGAAGCGATCGCGCGGCTGATGATATCGTCGTGATGCCAGCGGGTACCGACCAGAATGATCGCCCCACCAGGCTCCAGCCTGCTGTACAGGTCTTCGGAGTACCAGTCCCAGGCTTTCTCGCGATAGACTTCGCTGTCGGCCTCTTCGCGGTTCTTGATCGGGTCGTCGATGACGATCCTTGAAAAGCCCGTTCCGGTGGGCGGAGCTCCGACGCCTCTTGCCATGTACAGGCCGCCGGCCGTCGTCGCCCATTCGTCCGAAGCAGTCTTGTCGGTAGCGACCAGGCCGAGCTCGACCGCCATGTTGCGGGAGCGCCGGCCGAACTTCCTGGCGAACTGCGTGTTGTAGCCGGTGACCAGGACGTTTTCTTCCGGCCTGCGCGAGAAGCAGTACACCGGGTAGCGGACTGTGACGGTCTCGCTCTTGCCGTGTCTCGGCGGCATCGAGATCGCAAGCCGGTCCACTTCGCCGCGCTCGACCATCTCGATCGATTCGGCGATCTGCTTCACATGGGGCGGGACGTACCAGCCCTTCGGCAGCGTGGACTCGTACCAGGCGAGATAGGTGTCAAGCTTCCGCTGGGTCGGGAGCGCCAGCCCCCTCCGCGCCGCCTCCTGCTCCAGCATCTTCCTCAAGGATGGCGACAATCTTGTCATTCGGCAGTTCGCTCAGATCGAGCTGCTTCCGCTCCTTGTATCGTTCGGGCCTTGTTCGCTCGAGGTACCAGGCGTGCGCCCTCCAGTCCTTCTCGCCGGCGTCCCTGATGACCTTGATACTGCTTGTTTCCGCCTTCGCGTACGCCGTCCTCACCCGGGCTTCGAGATCCGGATCGGCCTTGCGCCAGATAAGGAACGTGTCGTGAGAGATTCCGCAAGCCGAGCAGCTCACCTTGATCGAGTTGCCCGCCGAGATCAGCTCGAGGATCGCCGCGACGCGCTCTTCGGTCCGAGGCTTCGCGTTGAGCGGCATCCGTGCCGGTTTCGTCGGCTTCTTGGCGGCCATCTACTTCTCGGGTTCGGCTTCGCAGACGATCGCCTTGGCCCAGTCCTGCCAGCCGAAAGTGGTCAACAGGAGCCTCAGGCCGTCGATCGCCGCGGCGAACTGCTCATAGTCGGACTCGCGCACGTTCCGGCGTACGAGGATTCCCAGATTGGGGACCAGCTTCGAAAAGCGAACGCCGAACCGGACTCTGACGCGGTTCACGATGCCACCTCCAGCGCTGTCACGGCGCCGATCGCGCCGGTGAGGGCGCCCTTGATCCATCTTGGGACCGCGACGCCCCAGTCGAACTTCGCCGTGGGATCGCTGCGCTTTGCCCGCTTGTACGAGCTCATGTCTGTCTGCACGGCGCTGACCAGGCCGACTCCGACGGACAGCGCGATCAGCAGGATCTGTTTGGTGTTCATATCGACTCCTTGTGGGCGTCGAGGATCGCTTCGGCGACATCGACGTCGATGATCAGGTCGAGCAGGTCGTTCATCGCTGCTTCTGGCGCTCTTCGATGCGGGCGAGCTGCTCTTTGATCTCTGAAAGCTGCTCTGTGATCTGATCCTTGGCCCGATCGCCGGCCTGTGTGCCGTTGGTGTCGATCCGGACCACTTCCGACTGGACTCTGTCTACTTGCGATTGAAGCTTTGCGGACCACGCTCCGAGCGTGAACGCGGTGACGGCCACGAAGACCACCAATGCTTTGAGCCAGTTGGCGAGCTTTTCGACCGGTTCAAGTCTCTCGAGCAGCGTCTTCAGATCCATCTCGCTCATTTCGAATATCCTCGCACGTCGATGAATCCGCTGTCGTATCGGTTGTCAAGGTCCTGGACCAGCCGGCGCTTGCGATAGACGCCGTCGCCCTCGCGGGATCCGACTTCGTTCGTGTTGCCCTCGATCGTGCGGAAACGGCTGCCCTCGACGTCGATCACAAACCCGATGTGCCCGAGTTGGTTCTTGTCGAGCCAGTAGAAGAGGCAACCCCTCTTCGGCTCGTCGATCAGATAGCCGGTGCGCTTTGCGTCCGCAGCCCAATTGCGGACCGCTGCGGCTCCGCGGGGGAGTCTTGTCGCGCCGGCTTCCTTGAGGCACCAGTGCGCGAATGCGGCGCACCAGGAGTAGCCACCGCCCAGGCCGACAGAGCGCAAGAACCGCTCGACCCACGGGCCGCGGTTCGCTCCTCCGGACTCACGAACGCCCACGCGCTCGGCAGCCAGCAGGATGGCGCGCTCGGACAGAGGCAAAGCCCAGTACTGCTCGGCGCTCAGGTAGGAAACGGGCGAGGGCTTCATCGCGGCAGAAAAATGGCCGCCTGTCGGGGGAGAGGTTCAAACCCCAGGCGGCCCATGTCTATGCACTTGCTGCTTGCTTCTCGGTCTGCTCGTTCTCCGCTCGATGGCGGGCGGGGCGTAGATGCCCCGCTGGCGGTGTTCTCCGTTACAGAGTGTCCGTCCCCGCTCGCCAGGCGGCAAACAAAAAAGCCCGCTCGTCGAAAACGAACGGACTTTCACTGACAGCTTCGCTTGCAGTGCCCCCATAGTATCACAAAGCCGTTCGCATCTTTGCGAGATTTTGCTCTGCTACCTGCAGAAATTGCGGTCACACAGCAAGCTCCACTCCTCTGGTTTCGTACATGGCCGCAACGCTCGACAGGCCGAGCTCGCGCGCCAGATCCCCCTCGAAAGCCGCCTCGACGCTCCTGATCAGTCTTCCGGCGCTCCATCCAAGGATCCTGGTGGCCGCCTCTGCCGTCGCCTGCCACTCCCGCCCCATCGCCTCGAGCTGCCGCGCCTGGACGTCTTCGCGCCATGCCCAGGACGTGCGAACCGTCACGCACGCCGAGTAGCTCGGAGGCGGTTCGTGCTGATCGGACATCTCCTCGGTCAAGCTGCCATCGGCGAACTGGTACTGCACGATCCTCGACCACTCCCAACCGTCGCGGTAGCGTGCGAGCAGGATGTAGCGCAGGCCGGCGCGGCCCCGTCCGATCACGCGCTCGACGTCGCTGTGGATATCGAGGATCCCGGGCCGATCGGAGGGCGAACCGGCACAGTTGCTCGAGTTGGTCGGGAAGCCGGGGATCTCCTCGCTCGGCACAGCGTCCGGGCCTGCGTGCAACCGCTCACGCTCGACAGCGCCCCAGGCCAGCAGCCACTGACGCGCGACCTGGGCCGGTCGCACGCGCGCGTGTTTGGACGACAGGAGCGAGGTGGACTTCACAATCGCACTCGACGAACCTGGCTGCGCAAGCTCGGTCATTCGTCTACTCCCAACTGCTCCGTGATGTCCAGATAACGCTTGTACTTAATCTTGAGCAAGTGCGGAAGGAAGTCCAGCTTCACAAATGCAGCCGGGTCGCCAGAACCATAGTCGCATTTGAACCATTCGATGCTGGTCTCCCGGAAAGTGTAAGACCCGGTCAGAGTCTCGTCTACTTCACACTCGCCATCGACATCAAACCACTGCGCCTTGTTTTCTTCTGCCATCCCTGTTCCTCGTTCGTCGCCGATATCTGGGGCTCGGCTTGCGTCCGTGAGGCGGCCCAGCCGCCTTGGACGTAATCCTCCCCCCTCCCCCACCTCCCCCTAGAGATGGGAGGCAAAGGCACGTTGCACGTTGCACGGTTTCCAAATTAACTGTGCAACGGGTTCATTTGAACCTAAAGCCCGAGGGCTTCATTGCACGGTTGTTGAACCTATTGCACGGTTTGCACGGTTGTTTGCACTGTGCAATGGACCGTGCAACGGTTCTCATCAGTCGAGACCCGCCCAATGAGGCTGGTCGTGATCCTCGTCGTATGGGTCGTAACCTTCGGGCAGGCTCCAATAGCCGCCCCGTTCGACCACCTTCAGCAATTTGCGGGCGTTGTAGACCGTTCGGTCCTTGCACCCGACCGTCCGCATCACATGCGCGAGTGCTTCGTGATTCCTCACGCTCCCTCGCTCGAGCAAAAGCTTTTCTAGGCACTCGGTCGCCGCCCTCTTCGCGTAAGGCTCTGGTCCCCGCTTGGGCGGCTCGTAGTCCTCGGCATAGTCCGACAGATCGCAATCGGGCAGCAGCTCGATCTGAAACCCGTTGGTCTTACGAAAGGCAAAAGGGGCACCCGCTTTTCTCAGAATGCTCCCTCGGCAGTCCTGAACCACAACAACACCCTTGTATCGGGTCTTGTCCTTGTGCCAGCACAGAACGAGTTGGCCGCGAGCCTTGTTTCTGATCATCGCGGAACCCATGCCAAGGTTGGAAGTGGCTTTCCCGTCCGAAGACTTGCCGACGTGACGCGAGACCATAAAGCAAGCGCCCGTCTCGGACGCGAGCCGAGCCAACTTGCCCATCTCCTGCGCCATCTTCTGCGTGTCGTTGGGATCGTTCTTGACGAAATCGAAGATCCCGTCGAAGATCACCAGCTTGAACCCGCCGGCAAGGATCATCTGCCGCAGTTTGTCGAGCCCGGCCTGGTCGAACGTCAGCCCCTTTTGGTAGTAGTAAAGGCTCTTCTGCTTGCCGCCGTTGGCGCGGTACACCGTCTCCAGCTCTTCGTCGGTGTCTTCGCCGTGCCCAAGGAAAAGCGTCTTGATCGGCTCGACCTGGACGTCGGAGAACGGCAGGTGCCCGTTCGAAAGACAGGCCGCCACAAGCATCTCGAGCGAAGTCTTTCCGACTCCCCCGTCCGCGTCCACGAGCACCACCTTCCCGAGCGGCAGATAGGGCTCCCAAAGATACTGGAGCTCCACCGGTGCGAACGTGCCGTTGAACGTCACCAGTTCGTCGAGCACCGTCGGCCGGCAAAGATCCTCGCGCCTGACCAATTGGCTCAAGCTCATTCCCGCCTCGAAATGATCGAAGGCGTCGTCATGATCGCCCGTGGTTCCGCTCTGGCAGATCCGGACCGCTTCGCAGTACGGCCTCACCGATTCCACCACCATCTGCGCCCAGCGCTCGCCTTGTGGATCCCGATCGGCCACGATCACCAATTTCGCGCCGCGCAGCTGCTCGTTGTGCTCCGGCCACCACTTGCCCGAGCCGTAGCCGTGCGTCGTGCAGACGTGGCCGGCCTGGCGCATGCGGTCGGCGCCCTTCTCGCCCTCGTGCAGCCAGACAGGCTTGCCGGCCGCGATCGCCGCCGCGACTTCCGGCAGACGGTAGAGCGTCTTTCTGTCCGGCCCCCCGAGCACGAACCGATCGCCTTGCGGCCGGAACCACAGGCAGTTCTTCTTGCCCGTGTCCTTGTCCCGGCTCTCAAGAACCTTGATCGCCAGCAGCTCGTCGAGCTCGTCCCGGAACTCCCAGCTCGGGCGACCTTCTTTTAGTAGCTTTTCGAGCCAAGCAGTGTCTTTGCCGGCGTCTCTCGGCTTGACCGGCGCTTTGCGCTCGATCCGGGCGCCCAGAAACTCGACCGCTTCGGAGAACTCGCACCCTTGAACGAATTGCACCAGCGCGATGGCATCGCCCGGCTTCTCGTGACAGCCACGGCATCCCCAGAATCCTTTGCGGGGATCGATGAAGAAGCGGTCCGTGCCGCCGCACTTAGGGCAGGGACCGTTGTTGCGCTTCAGCTCGACACCCAGGCGCGCGGCGACCTCGGCGATCGGATTCGCCGACTTCAGTGCGTCAAGGTCGATCGTCGCCATCGTGTCTCGCTATTCCCCTGCCAAGGCCGCGAGCATGCGCCTCGACTTGCCGATCGCCGCGTCCCAGTTGCCCTCGAGGTGCCCGTACGCCCGCTGGAGCGACACGAGGTTCGCGTGGCACCAGCTGACGGCCTGTGCCGCCGACTGCGCGACGAAGAACCGGCCGCTCTCGGCGGCAAGCTGCTGCTCCGTCGAACTGTATCGGAACCGCCCAGGACGCTTCACTTCGACGCCCAGGTACACGCCCGGCACCAGCGCATGGCTGACCAGCAGATCCGGAATGCCACGACTAACACCCGAAGGCCCCCGCTGCCTGTACGCCGTCGTGTGGTCCACGTGGTAGCCCGCCATCTGGAGAGCGCGCACGATCTCCTGCTGGACCTGGTCCTCGCTGACCTTCGGAGCGGCGGTCTTCACAACCCTTTCTCCGCGATCCTGTCCATCGCCAGTCGCCAGCACGCGAGCGCGAGCGCGTCGTGGTCGGTCATGCGATCGGTCGGCATCCCTGGGAGCATCGCATCGAGCACCTTCCTCGGAGCTTCGTCGAGTTCCATCTGTGCGACTCGGTGCTCCTGCTCCAGACGCTGCTCGAAATAGCCGAGACGCCGAATCCCGATCGAATCGAGCACGGTGGAGCTCTTCGCGTCCAGACACGGCTTGATGTTCCCGCCGAGTTGGTAGCGGCGCACATGGCCGGCGAACGCCTCGGCGTCCACCAGCCTGTAGCCCTCGGGAATCGGAGGCAGATTCATTCGACAGTCGCCTCCGCCTCGATGACCTCGCCCTCTTCGGCGAACGGATCGAACGGATCGAACGGATCGAACGAATCCTCGACTCCGGCTCCGGGGACGGTGCCGTCCTCGACGTACGCGATCACCTGTTCGGGAGCCGTGCATCCGGCCGCGCGGGCCTCGGCGATCAGCGTGTGGATCTTCGTGCCGCGTCCTTTCAGCCGGTCCCACTGCGCTGGAGTGCCGCCGCACGCCTTCCACCACTTGGTCTGCGCCGCCTTCTCAGGATCTGGCTCCGGTGCGGACGCAGGAGCCTTCGAAGTCTTAACGGGCGGAGGAGGAGTGCTGTCGGCCTGGTCCATCTCGTCGCCGGTGTACAAACCCGAAAGCTCGTGCGGGAACGCCTTGCGAAGCGCGAGCGCCTCGGCGCACTTGGCGATCATCGTCGCCGGCATCTTGGCCCACAGGCCCTGGAGTCCGTTGTTCCCGCTCTGCGCGTACTCGCGGAACAGAGCGACCGCGAACACGGGTTCGGTGAACCCCTCGCGCAGCACGCCGACCTTCGCGGCCGTGGGTGTCTTCGTCGAGATCCAGACGTCGGTCCAGTTCCCGTCCTCTCCGCACCAGAACGGTCCGACCTGGCCCCGGTACTGGCCCGTGCGCTCGGCGACCAGTCGGAACCCGTCGATCGAGACCTGGATGGTCATCTTCGCGTACTGGCCCTGACCTCGCTTGATCGCGTAGATCTGACGGGCGAGAGGATCGAGTCCCGTGCGCCGCGCCTGGTGGAGGAACAGGTTGAGCTCGTCGTCGGTGGCACCGACAGCGATCTGGGTCTTGATGAGTTCGATCTGCTCCGGAGTGGGCCGGAAGCCCCTTGAAAGGCCGGAACCCTGAACGGCGATCAGGTGATCGCCCGCTTGGGACGCGTCCTGGTTGACGATTGCGTTGGTTGACAAATCAGTTGCCTCGCTTCAATCCGTTGCGCACGGAGTCGCGGCAGGTGTACAATGCTTACGTTCTTTCGGTCTTGCACCCTGCGAGGCCAAAGCCCCCTCCAATCCCTGTCCAGGGTCGGGGCTGCCTGACGCAGCCGGCTTTCTGCCTTTCGGCAATCCTCCGCCCGGCTTCACCAAGTGCCCCAGATTCATCCTGCGCACCCAAGAGTGCGCGGTCGACGACTTGACCCCGGTCAGCCTCGCTGCCTCGTTGACGCACCCAGACTGGGTCAACACGATCAAGAAGGCGCTCCTCACCTCGTCGGCGATCACGCCCCCTCGTCGGGACTTCGGCTTGATGCGCTGAAAGTCGATGGTCATCGGCTCCCACTATAGCCGATTTACGGAAACTTTGCAAGAGGTTTTTGAAAGAGCGGCCTAATTCTCTTGCAATAATGCCAATCGTTCAAATGACTCCCGGAGATCGCATCAAACTGCTAAGGGAGCAGCACAAGTACTCGCGAGCCGATGTAGAAGCGGCGACCGGTATTCCCAACGCGACTCTATTCACCTACGAACAGAACCGCACTCAGCTCAAGCGGCAGAAGGCCGAACACCAAAAGACGGTCATGAAGATCGCCGCGCTGTTCGGCGTGAGCGCCGAAGAGATATGGGGCGACTCGTCACAAATGAGCGTCAAAGAGCCTCGGGTGGCCGCGTACGGCGCCGAGCAGCCAGCAGTTGAACCGGTTCTTGGGCCTCCCAAGTATCTGACCACCTACGCGCCGCTTCCGATGCGATACGCTGGAGTCGTGCCTGCCGGTGACTGGGGAGATCCGCTCGAATCAGACGAAATGCGGGACGTGGATCCTGCCCTCTGGAAGTCGAACAGGTATCTGGCGACCGTGACCGGCGATTCGTGCTGGCCGGCGCTTCAACAGGGCGATCTGTGCGTGTTCGAACACGACATGTCGCCGCCTCCGGGCCTGGTCGTTCTTGCGCAGCGCAAGGGAGACCACGCGGTCACGCTCAAGCAGCTCAAGCTGGACGATCAAGGGCGCCCGCACCTGGAACCGATCAACCCCGAATACAACGAACCGCCGAACGGAGACGGCTGGGGAGTGATCGCCAGACTCGTCTGCGTGCTAAGGACGGTCGGCCAGATCGAGCGCCGCTGGTACTCGCCGCACGGGCTTAGGAAGGACGACCTGAACTGAGGGGGAGAGATCGAATTGCCAGCGGCACTATCTATGTGTGGAAAACAACGAAACTCGGCAAAGTGCCATTACGGGTGGTGGCAAAATGGACGATAATCTACGTAGGATATGTGAAGACTGGATTGCGAGGCGCCCAACAGACGTGCCGATGTCTGATGTACATCGGGCACTCGAGAAGGCGAAGTTTACGCCAAAGAGAGGCAAGCACGTGACGCGGTGGACTCACCCAAAGCTAAAGAAAGGGTACGGGCACGGTGGGTGGGTTGCGACAGCATCGCACAGTGGGGCAAAGGGTACTGCCTCTCAGGCTGAATGCCTGGACGCCGCTGAGAAGATATTGCTTGCGCACAAGGAGGACGGTAACGATGCTGACCATCGAAAATGAGCAGCGGAAGATGGACGCGTATGAAGTCGTGGTTGAAAAGGCCGACGACGGTTATGTTGCTTACTATGCCGAGTTAGGAAAGGGGCTGACGGCGACTCGAGAAACCAGGAAAGATGCGATCGCCGCTCTTGAGTTGTTTGGACAAGATATTGCAGAAATGGCAGCCGAGGAAGGGGAGCCGTTGCCCAAGGCAGGCGAAAGGCTTGACCGGCCTGCCTCGGGAAAGTTCACCGTTCGCGTTCGGTCAGATCTTCACTCCCAGATTCAGCGGGAGGCACAGCTGGAAAACGTGTCTTTCAATAGCATGGTAGTCAGCTTACTAGAAAAAGGATTCCAGCTCGTGGCGATGGACCGCATGAGGCACACGGCCTGGCAAGTTAAGCAACAGGACAGCTTGAGCGAAGCCAGATGGGACCGATTTGCCAAGCAACACATGTTCCTGTCGTCGACTCTCCTTGAGTCAACAGAGAAGAAACTTGAGGGTTACCCAATCCGCAGATGAACACTAGGCTTGAGTTACTGGGAATTCAACCAGTCGCGTTCAGTGGCGAGCTGATCGATGGCGTTAAGCCGTTGACCGAAGCCGTTCAGTCGGGCACCGAACTACGGGCGGCGTGGCAGTCGATCGGAGAGGAGGACGGGCGCCATGTGTTCGGCTTTCGTCAGCACGTCGATGTCGAGACGACGGCCGCCGACGGCACGGTCTGCATGCGCCTTCAGTTAGTGTTGCAGCTGGTCTACTCGGACTCCGATCCCATGACCGATGAGCGTTTCGAATCGTTCAAGGACACGACGCTGCTCCTTCACGCGCTTCCGTTCGCTAGGGAGTGGGTACTGAACCATTCGGCGTCTTTCCACGTCCGGCCCGTGCTCCTGCCGCTCGGCTACCTGAACAAGGAATCGGACGCCAGAAAACCTAAGCGCAAACCGAAGAAGCAATCCTCCAGCAGCTAGAACGGCTGGATGTAGGCTCTTGCCGAGGCCAGGGGCGCGCTGTCTCCTCCCCAGGGGTCGTACACGATCCCGCACCTCTGACACACCCGGCTTCGCTCGTACCGCTCCAGCAACTGGGGGTAGTTGTGCCGGTTGTAGTGCGTGTCCTTCTTGTCCTCGGTTCTCCAGACCACGAACATCACGACGGCGAAGATCCCGAAGAACACACCGGAGATCTCCTTTTGAACAAGAGCGCCCAGAGAGAACAGCATCAGGATCATCCAGACGGCCAGAAGGATCCCGGCCCGGCTCCTTCTCATCGGCGGCATCAAAATATTGCCCAGCACCGTCGATGACGAGTTGACCGCGCCGCCCACTCCGAGGCCGAAAGTCCCGATCCCGGCGCCCACCGAAGTGCCGTGCGACATGCCCCCGGTGTGGACCATCGGCAGACTGACCGAACAGTCGTCGCGTCTGCAGGACGGGCATGCGATCGGATCCCGTCTCGGCTGCACGACGGCCGGAGGGGCGACGGCTGCGCGGATCGGAGGAGGAGCCTGCACGGCCCTGACCATGGTGCCGCAGTCCGGGCACTGAGAGACGTTAGGCCCAAGAAACAGTCCGCACTTCGTGCAGGTGCGCATAGGACCATTTTGACCCCATAAACAGACCATTTCGAGCCTGGACGGCAAGACCGTTCGGGCCTGTCCTCGCGTTTGCAAGAGGTTTTTTCATAAAGCTTTCAAAATCCTCTTGCAAACATCACGAAATCGTGGTATGTTTCTAATTGACCCTGGACAGGTCATTGGAGGAATGACGAGATGACACTCACACTGAACGATCTGGACCCGAGCACCGCCTCGGCCGCGTGCCCCGAAGTGCTGCGAGAGTTCCGACGACTGAGGCCCGTGATCGAGGCCGCCGCCGACAAGTTCCACGCATCGGCGAGCCGACTTCTGTCGATCGAGGAGAGGGGCCTGGCGAACGCACAGACCCGCAAAGCGCTGGTGGACCTGCGCCGCTGCTATTTCCAGCTCGACGAGATCCGCGACCAGCTGGACCGGGAGGCGCTGTGAAGACCGCCGTCCACCCGCACGTGCTCGCCGACCAGGCGCTCTTCGACATGGCGAACTCCGACGGTGCGGTCCTCGAACTCTCCGGCTCCTGGCCCGAGATGGCCGCACAGCTCTGGCTGCACCGGGACGAGCTCTACACCGAGAACCGCCCGACGACCTACCAGTCGATCAGGTTCGGTGATCTGTGGTCGACGCCCCTCGTCTGCAAGAACCCCGATGCCTACCGCGTCAAGTGCCTCCCGGGCGATCCCTACGAAGAGGTCTACCGAGACGGAGAATTCACGGGCGAGATCGAGGTGCTGGTCGAGGCGCAGATCGACGGCCGCGAACTGACGATGGAGATGGCGGCGCTGCGCGACGAGACGATCTCTGTCACCGAGCGCCGGCCGGTGTTCCACGTTTCGCTCATCGGCGACCACCGGTGGCACGTCGAGGCCCGCTTGATCCTCAGCGCCCAGGGCGCCCACGCCGATTTCATCTACAACTACGAAGCCGAGGAGGTGGCCTAGATGGCCGCATTGTACGAACTCACGGCGCAGATGCGCCAGATCGAAGACGTGATCGAGGCCCTGGAGGAGTCCGGGGCCGACGACGCCGAAGCGACGAGCGCGCTCTACGACGCGCTGATCCAGACGGACGGCGAGATCGCCGAGAAGCTGGAGCGCTACGCCCGGATCGTTCGCAACGAAGAGGGCTACGCCGCGATGATCAAGAACGAGGCCCAGGCGCTCGCCGCCAAGGCCAAGGTGCGAGAGAACCGCGCGACACGGCTCAAGACGGCCGTCAAGCTGGCCCTCGAAACGCTGGGGATCGGCAAGCAGGAGGCGGGCCCGTTCACGTGGAGCGTCCAGGCCAACGGGGGCAAGGCTCCGCTCGATGTGGATCCGACGCTCGACATTTCGAAGATCGACCCGCGGTTCGTCCGAACGATCCCCGAGCAGAAAGTGCTGGACACCGATGCCGTCCGGGCCGCGCTCGAAGCGGGCGAGGAACTGGAGTTCGCCGTCGTTCGCGAACGCGGGACGCACGTGAGGCTGAAGTGATGACGGACCGGCAGCTGTTCGAGATCTCCGAAGAGTTCGTCAACGCCTGGTGCGACACGCACCACGACACCCCTCCGGCGAAGATGTCGGAGGGCTCCCTGTGGCACCAGCTTCTCGCGGTCGAGAAGGCCGAGCCGGATCTGATGGCTCGCTTCAAAGCGCTCGACATCGAGACCGGCAGAAAGCTGATCCAGCACACGCGCACCGTGGTCAGGCTGATGGCGGCCACCTCCGACCGATTCCAAGAGGACGCAGCGTGAAGGGCTGCACCACGACGATGGTGAACGGGCGCGAGTACCACTTCGCCAACCTGTGGCACGGCACCGACGTGCGCCGGGTGTACGACGCGCACGGCAACGTGGTGGCACAGATCCAGCGCTCGGGTTGGCCCACGAAGATCGTTTACACCGTGCTCGACGCATCGGGCACACAGATCGCGACTGCTCGCTACGTGTACGAGGCGATTGCCGAGATCAAAAAGCACTTGGGAGGTGCAAAGTGAGCTTCTACTACATCGAATCCCCGGATGGCGAATGGCGTTTCGTAGTCCAGCCAGGCGACCCTCCCAAGATCGTCGGGAGGGACATGAAGATGCGGGTCAATGCAGCCGATGGCTCTGTGTCTGAAGTTTGGCAAAAGACAGATTGCAGCTTGCACTCGTCACAGGTCCACGCGCTGGTGCTCAGGCTCGATAGCGAGAAAGACTCGATCGAACAAGACAAGCGCGTGGCCGAGGCCAGGCTCCACAACTACTTAGCGCAGATCGATAGGCTGGAGCAGCGTCTCGGCGCTCTGTGTGATGCCGCAGGGGAGGTCGTACTGCTACTGGATTCGAATCCGTGCACTTTCGTGAAGGATCTGGACCGCAGTACCACAGCGATCAAGCTGGGCTGCAACCCGCTAAAGCGGCTGACCGCACTGGTCAACCAGGAAAGGGGCGCGAAGTGAGCGAGCGATTCAGCGACCACCTGAACAACCGCTCTCTGAACGAAGAGTGGCGCGGCCAACTGCTCATCGAGAAGGCTTATCAAGACGAAGAGGCCGAGGCAGAGATTCGGCCCGACTCCCCAACCATTGCCCGGCGGGTTTGCTCTCCTTTCGCCCGCCGGGAATCCTTTGCGCTCGCCTTCGTTGCCTTCGTGGTGATGGGCGCGATCGCGTTCGCGGTCTACGCACAGATCCGCATCAACCAGGCCCGTGCAGAGCAGCTCGACGCGATCGAGAGGAAGGTGAACGAGAACGCAAGGTTCGTCCAGAACGCGCTGACCGTGCGCGGTGGATTGCTCGACAGGCTGACTCGGCTGGAGAACCGCACCGACCGTTTTGAATCCACGACATACGGGAAACCCGGGCAGTTGCCAGGGCTTCTCCACGACCCCGCCTTCAGATTTCCGGAGGGAAACAGGTAATGCCGAAACTATCGACCATCGAGGTGCTGCGCGCCGTCAACGACGGTGGAGCGCTCGAAGACCTCAACCACGCGATCGACGAAGTCGTGTCCGCCGTGCAAGCGCGCGGAGGCACCGGCAAGGTCACGCTCGAACTCACCATCACGCGTAACGGCGAGCGGATGGTGAACGTTGTGGACGCCGTCAAGTCCAGCGCGCCCAAGAAGGTCAACCCGACCACCGGGTTCTACATCTCTAGGGACGGCGGGCTGTCCCGCCGAGACGACGAGCAGTTCGAGATGCCGTTCGCATCGGGTGAGGCGCGATGATCGCCGAAGCCATCAACGAGCTGATCGCGCTAGGGCGCAGCGAGTACCGCTCTCCGGCCGTCGTGGAGGAAGGCGGTATCCCGTTCGCGATCGTGCCCGAGGGCGCGAACCTGGTCAGCGCGGAGGAGTACCTTCCGCGTCCGGTGCGGCAACGCGACAAGATCGATCTTGCCGACTGGCAGTCGTTCGTCGATTACTACAAGCGGTTCCAGGGCCCTGAGACGCTGGTGGTCGCCAGCCTGTCCAGCAAGACGGTGACCGCGATCTTCGACCATGGCGCGAAGGACTCGCCCGGCAGGGGCGACCACGCAGCCACGCTCCGGCTTGAGCAGACGCCCGAATGGGCCGCATGGAAGAAGGCGGCATCGACCACTGTCGGTCAAACCGAGTTCGCCGAGTTCCTTGAGGACAACGCGCACACCGTGATCGAGCCGGACAGCGCGAAGCTGATCGACGTCGCCCTGAATCTCCAGGCACGGTCCGACGTGAAGTTCGAAAGCCGGATCGACCGGTTCACCGGAGGGTCAGCACTGACGTTCATCGAGGACGTACAGCTGCAGAACAAGGGTCAGATCAAACTGCCCGACAAGCTGCACGTCAGCGTGGCGCCCTACCGGTTCAGCAAGCCGATCGACCTGCTGGTTCGGTTGCGGATCCGCATCCAGGACGGCAAGGCCAAGTTCGCGCTGACGCTCGACAGACCATGGAAAGCCGAAGACGACGCGTTTATGGTCGTGGTCGGCGAAGTCCGAGCCCACGTGCCAGAGGTGCTGTTCGCCAAGTGACGACCGGGCCCGCTGCCGGTGGGCGGGCCTACTGAGGAGAAACGAAGTGGACTTTTGGTTTCAAGTGATGCTAGGCGCGTTCAGCGGATGGTTTCTTGGCTACCTGATCCTTGCTGCGCTAGAAATCCGCGAAGCCTGCAAGCGCAAAGCGGCAGAAATCGCAAGACGGGAGCGCCTTGGACATCCTGCAACGCCAGGTTCACGATCAACGCGCTCAATTCCAAGGGCGCGCTGCTCGACCGCATCTCGAAACTGGAGGCGCAACAGCCAAGGGGCGAGATGTCGCTTCCTTTGCCGACGATGGAGGTGAAGAGATGAGTGAGTTGGAGTGGAAGGAGCGGCTTATGTATGGACAAAATGAGTACGAGCTTTTGAACGAGCGCGGAGATCTGATCGTTCATGTGTTCAATTCGCTCGGAAGTTACCGAATAGGCATTCGCGCTTACAGCTATACCGAATCTCAATGGTTCGGGACTGCGGAAGAAGCCAAAACCGCCGCAGGAGCCACCGCCGAAAAGTTTGCGCTCGACATCCTGCGGGCACTTGGCAAGATACCGGAGGATGCACGATGAGCTGGAGCCGCAAGTTCGAAGCCTGTCTGCGATGCCAGACCACAAAGCGCCCGCACGAGGCACGCGGCTACTGCCGGCGGTGCTACGAGAACGTGCGCTACCACGAGAACGCGGTCGCCGTGAAGCTCGCAAGATCGCACGACCGGGCCACGATGCCCGACGACCGCTACGCCGCGAAGCGGGCCAAGGAAGAAGCCTGGAAGCGCAAGAACAAGGAGCGCTACAAGGCTGCCAAGGCCGCATGGCACCAGCGCACGTACAAAGCGCGCTGGCCGATCGGTCAGCCGGTGGCTGTCCTGTTCGCCGGAGCCTGGTGCGCGGGCGAGGTGATCGGACGACCGAACAAGAGCATGCTCCGGATCCGCCTGGTCGGAGGAACGGTGCTCGACCTGGGCGTCCGCAACAAGTCGGTGAAGATGATCGACAGGCTGATCGTGCAGGCCAGAAAGACCGCACCGGCCGAGTACGCGCAGATGGTCTCGCCGGCCGTTGCCAAGTACCTGTACGGAGCAGCGCAATGAGCCTTTCTGCATTGTTTGCACTATCAGCTGCCAGGTTCTGCGGATTCGACGAGGCTAGGAAGCACAAGTTCAGTGGGTTCGATTCCCGCTGGCTGAACAAGCGTTGCGCGAGGCGCAAGCGTCAACGGCAGATCGCGCACCGATCGCGCATCCGCAACATGAGGGGGAAGAGATGAGTTTCGAGGACAACCCGATGGACGAAAGGTATCAGCTCGACCTGTGCCTGGACGAGATCAAGAACTTGCAGGCAGAGCTGGACGCGGTGCGCGCCGAGCGCCAGCGACTGATCGCCGCCGTGAATCAGATCGACTTTCAGCAAGCTGGTTACAACGGATTCAGATACTGCCTTCACATCGGCGACGACGGGAAGTTTTGTGGCCGCGCGACATGGTGGCCCGGGCACGACGATCCCAACGGGCACAAGTACGTCGGCGCCTTGCCGATCTGTACCCGGTGCGGCCAGACCGGCTGCACCTGCGAGGAGCGGCCGGCATGAACAC